TGCGGGGTCATCACCATATTCGGCTTCGTATGCTTCGCGCGTATATGACTTTAAAACGTAACATCTTTTGGCATCCGACTTATCTTGACGTTTAGCCTGCAAATCGAAAAACACCGAACTGTCAGCATCAAATATTGGTTCGATTTTTATTCTTTGCTTTTCGTTTTCTTCATCTTCTTCATCTTCATATTCAGTTCTTAATTGCCATGCTCCGAATCCTCCGCCGATGGCTTCTTCAAAACCATTATCATAAGCTTCTTCAGCTACACTATCTTGTTCATCCGAACGATATAAACCGTTACAGTTATCAGTTAATTTAGAATTGTCAGTACCGTCTTTTGAAATGAACAAACCATCAATCCTATTATTGCGATATTCATTGATGATACGAATTACAGCCAAATGAATTTTATTAATTTCAAACTTAGGTTTATTTTCAAATTGTAAACCTAATGGGCCTTCCCATTGTGCGCCAGCAACCGAATAAAACCGGCGATCCTGCAAGCATTGCAATCGTTCATTTTTCAAAGCGCCTTGAATCTTTGAAAATTCCCGCATTGCTTCTTGATGAATATCTTCTAAAGTTTCTTTTGCCATTATCTTGTACCAAAATGATGATTAGTCGGAACAACTAAACTTGAATTGTTTGTTTGTGCTTTTTTGGTGGCACCTGGGAATAATGCAGTAATTGCCCACACGAATGCATCAGCTCGATTGGGTGATTTTTCGCCAATGTACCCCATTGTACTGAACCCGGCTAGTTCTTCTTCAAGTTCGCTAAAATAGCCGACAAACCGGATTTTGCCTTCTTCCATTAATGCCGACACTGGCTCAGCTCGAACTGATTTACCGCGTGATGCGGTAACTGGCACAAATGGCGTACCCGGGCGCGAAGTCTGGATAACATACTTGACCATAGCCCCGCCAAAATTCGTTTCGCCAACAACAGCATTAGCCTGATGGCGATCATAGGCTGAAGTCGTTACACGGCCCCATACAGATGGGCCAGCTTTGACTGTGCAATCCTCTAATAGGTAGACGTTGCCGTCAGTACCTAACGCAGCGACAACGATCCCAATCGCGTCATTATCAGCATTGTCTGTATCATCGCTACCGCTAGGATCGCAAGCAACGACAATGCGAATAAAATCAGGAACGCGACCATCCAAAACTCGCCACTTATCGATTGTTTCATCTGCAAATAATCCATTAGGGTTAGCATCAGCAAATTCGCCTTCTTCAAAACGTTTTCTCAAACGTGGTGACAAACTAGCTAATGTATCCAGATAACCATCTGTTAGATTTTCGGCATTATCCTTTGGATTCATCTTTATAGAAACATAGTTATCAGGTTTCGATAAAGGCATTTTCGTTTCTGGTTCAACTTTCTTTATAAAAAGTAGATATGTCCAATGTAATTTATTCGGCGGATTACAGTCAAAGTATAGCCGCATAGTTAACTGTTTACCCACAGTATTGTCATATTGTTCATAAACCTTTTGGGCCAAACGGGTAATGACCATTCCAACCGCAGTCCATGAAATCTGTGAGCATTCATTGAAATAAATTGTTGCATATTCATTACCTAAAATCTTTTCAGTCCGTTGCTTATCGTCTAATCCACCAAACCATATTTCAGAACCATTTGGCAACACAACAAACCAATCTGATTTATTTAACTTCCAATCAATTTCGGGAAAGCAAACAGACATTACTTTAGGAAAAGTATCTAAGATAATTGACGATTTGATATGATTGAAACGAAAACGCAATATGCAATGTCTTGAACCAGGGGCTTTGATTGCTCTTAATACGATGTTACGAATTGCCAAAAATGTTTTGCCTGACCTTGAACCACCGAACAACATGCAATACAAAGCAATTGAAGATAATATCTTTTGAGCTTCTAATTGTTTGGCGGTTAATTTCATTTTTGTTTATCGAATGATTCTATTAACTCTTGCGATATTGCCTGTATTGAATATGCCTCAAATTCAACACTTGGCTTATCTTCCCCCATCCAATCTTTAAATTGCTGCCAAATATGAACAGCTTCGTGAATCAATAATCCATAAATTTCAAGATTAGAATGATTGGAATAATCACCTAAACAAACAATACAACAAAGTTTTCCTTGTGAATTTGTTAAATGATGGCAAGTTGCATTGGCATTTTTATTTAAAAAAGTGGATGGATTTTTAATACCACATCGTTTTATTTGTCGTTTATATTCTTTTTCAGTTAAACATAAACAAAAGAAAGGGCCGTAAATTAACGAGTTGTCACACCATTTAAATTTATTTTTCACAAATTAGCATCCATTTCCGATAATTGAACAATAAAAGGGGATGATGGTTTAATATTCACATCAGTTTTTGAAATTGCCTTTTTATGCCCCATTATTTCAGCGGCTAAAGCGTATGCTTTAATTTTATCATCGTGAAATGGGGTTGATCTTGCTAGTTGCAAAACTTCATTTGCAAGTTCTGAATCGGACAAAGGCATTGGGACACCTTTGCTTTCCATAATTTCATGTTTTAGCTTTTCAATTTCTGGATCAAACATCCATTGATCGGCTAATTGCAAAGCTTTTCCATACTGACCTGGGAACAAAGATAGTGCCACTTGATAATGATCCTTACCTGCAAGTAACATTTCGGCTATTCTTTGTTTGTCTATATTCATTTCATCAACTCTGAAATTAAATGTACCAGTTCGGTTATAGTTCCTCGGCAAGCTCTTTTTAACTCAATTTGGTTAGGTAATAAGCCATAATAGTATTCTTCAAGTTCATCTATCATGGCTTGTAACTTTTCTGTGGGCATTATAAGAACGCACCAATTACCCGATTCAATTGCCAACCGTATTGAAACTCTTCATTCTTTGGGTTACGTTCGGCGCATTCCATTAGATGTACAGAAAATTGTGCAGCCAACATGCCACGCAAAACTTTTTTACCTTCAGAACCACGCTTGCCCACAAATATGTCAACAGCATGTATTGTGATTGGCCCAATGTTACCATCGGCTTTAATATCAGGATAATCGACACCATTGTGATTTAATACGTTCAATGCCCTTTGTAACATTTTACTGGCTGTTTGCTGACCGGCGAGAACGCCAAAATTCAATAACATCTCAGCCATAGATTCGTCTATTAAGGCAATTCTGTCAAATTTTGGTTTAAGCCAGAACTCTTCTTTATAAATCGCTTCGGCTTCCGAACGTGTAAATTCAGCCATATCACCGCGATACCCATGTGCATAAGCTACATCTTTTGTTATGCCCCAATTTGTCGGGCCACCTTTATCGTCTGGATTATTTGTGTATCCGCCTTCTTTGGCGATAACATCTTTTATAAATTTATCAATTACATTCATTTGTCTACTTTCCTATCTAATTTTTCATGTATTGAATCAACCTTATTAAATAAGGCATCTACCTTGCTTTCAAAATAATCACGCTTAACATAATCACCGGCTACCAACACTTCAATTTCAGCAATCTTTTTAATAATGCTTTTATTCTCTTCTTGTAAATCTTTATTTGCTTGCCATAATGTTTTAACAATCATTCCAATTAAAACACTAACAACACTAAGAAAACCTTCAAATATCGAGGGCAAGTAACTGTTCATTATGGGAATCCCTTTGATTAGAAAGCCCAAGCATATCACAAAAAAAAGCCAGTTGTTACACTGGCAAGAAGGTAGCACACAGAAATTGAAAATAGCCAGAATGCCCTAGAGTGCTAACGACAAGCCACGAAGCTGTTTAATAGTTGGGCTTATACACCGCAGCCGTTTTTCGTCTCTGCGGCGACGTTCTGGCTATTAAGAATGAATGACCGACAGATAGCGAATCGCCTTACTATGCCCACAGAATACGGCCAATATTCTATGTTGTCATTCATTCTTAATAGCCCTAGCAAGTTTATATTCCGCTGCTAGGCTGCGGTCTATCTATTCGGCAGCTACTGTGAGGATTTTACCGAATAGATAATTTTACACTTCCGGCCTTAGTATGATACTCGAACAGTACCGGCTTGTGTTATTTGGTTCGGCCAATCCGAGCGCCGTTTGTTTCGCGATTGATAACAAAAATGCGGGTTTTTTCAGTCAACGGAACGACATTACCCTTGCGGTTTGTTCTGGTTTGACCAGGAACTTCGATTTCATACCGAGCAATAGCGGATGATACCGTTGATGCCAACGATTTTGCAACATCGGGATATTTTTCGCTGTTTGGTACGAAAAATGATTGACCGACTTGCAATTGATCGAACGGATATTGCGTATTGCCGCCAGTATTAACACGTTTTTTAACTTGCGATACGAAACCGTCTTCAATAACGAACTCAAGTTTAGCCGTTTTTGG